TGCACGGTGGCGCTCGGCGGCGTCCCGCAGGAACTCGCGTACACCGGCCCGGCGGTGGTCGACCTGAACGATTTCGACGACGACGACTGGGACTGAGGAGGGCAGATGAAGGCAACGATCTGCCAGCTCCTCGGCCTGATCGGTCTGACGACTGCGGCCACCATCGAGCTCGGCGCGTCCGGCCTGCTGGGCGGCGCGTCGGTCGGTCTGGTGTACGTCGGTCTGGCGATGGAGCGCTGATGCTGTCCGCACTCTTCGCCCGCCCCCAGAACGCCGTCAACCCGAATGCCTCCGTGTGGGGCTCGTGGGGCGACGATGGCATGTCGACCGTGGCAGGCACCAAGGTCAACGAGGACAATGCCGCGCAGCTCATGGCGGTGTATGGCTCGGCCGGGCTGATCACCGACGAGATCTCGACGCTGCCGGTGAACGTCGACGGCACCGAGCGCCCCCGTTGGGTCGACACCCCGTCTGAGGGCCTGGACCGCATTGCCTGGATGGGCCAGATCGTCTGGTCGCTGATGCTGTCCGGCAACGCCTACCTGAACGTTCTCCAGCGTGGCGTCGACGTCCTGGCGATGGACCCCCTCGACCCGGCCGCCTGCCACGTCGAGCGCCAGCGTGGCCGCAAGGTGATCACGGTGAACGGGCAGGAAGCCCGCAACGTGCTGCACATCCCGGGCCGCATGAAGCCCGGCACGCTCGTCGGCATGTCGCCCGTCGAGTGGTGCCGCCAGTCGATCGGGATCGGGATCGCGGCTGCGAACTTCGGTGCCGAGCAGTTCGTGAACGAACTGAACATGCCCGGCGTGATTGAGGATCCCCGGGCGCTCGAGCCTGGCACGCAGTTGGAGACGGCGAAGATGTGGCGGCGTCTGCGCCGCAAGGGCGGCAAGGGCCTGCCCGGCGTCCTGGTCGGTGGTGCCACGTGGAAGCCGACCGGCATCACGAACGAGCAGGCGCAGTTCCTCCAGACCCGCAAGTTCACGGCCGCCGAGATCGCCGGCCAGATGTTCCTGCTCGACCCGTCCGATCTCGGCATCGCGGTCGAGGGGTCGAACCTGACGTACGCCAACCTGGAGCAGCGCGACGTGCGCCGCTTGAAGGTGGCGCTCATGCCGACGATGCGCCGCATCGAGTCGGCCCTGTCCCCGTACCTCGGCAATGGCGAGTACCGCTTCGACGTGGACGCCCGCCTGCGCGGCAACACCCGTGAGTCCTACGAGACGCTCGGCGTAGCGACCGCCGCTGGCTTCATGGGCATCGACGAAGCCCGCGAGATCCTCGGCCTGCCCGACCGTCCCAACATGCCGCCCTCCGTGGCGGATGGAGGTCCACCCGCATGACGACCATGTCGAACCTGCGTGAGCGCCTCCGCGCTCGCATGCCCGACGCCATCACCGATCTGCGTGCCCTGGCGCGCCAGCACACCCCCGACGCTGTCACGGCGCGCGAGGCGGGCTACACGATCAGCAACCTGGCCGACGAGGCAGTGGTGCGGATCTACGACGAGATCTGGTGGCTCGGCGTCAACGCGCAAGACCTCGTCCGCGACCTCGACGCCATCACCGCGCCACAGATCCGGGTGGAGATCAACAGCCCCGGCGGCGACGTGTTCGACGGCATCGCGATCTACAACGCCCTGCGCAACCATCCGGCGTACATCACGACGCGCGTCGACGGCCTGGCGGCCTCGATCGCCTCGGTGATCGCCCAGGCCGGCGACAAGCGGATCATGCAGTCGTCGTCGCAGATGATGGTGCACAACGCCTGGGGCGTGACGATGGGCAACGCTCAGGATCACACCGAGATGGCGGCCCTGCTCGAGCAGCAGGATGCCGTCCTGGCGGGCATCTACGCCTCCCGGTCCGGCAAGGATGCCGACGGGTTCCGGGCGCTGATGAACGCCGAGACGTGGCTGACCGCTGAAGCGGCGATCGCCGAGGGCCTGGCCGACGAGATCGTCGACCCGCCCGCCAAGTCGCAGCCCGCCGCGAAGGCGACGTTGCTCGATGAACTCTCCGCGACGGTGGCTGCCGTGTCGGAGACGATCACCAGCGTGGAACGGGTGGCAGCCCTCCGTGCTGAGTCAGGGAAGGGGTTGTCGAACGTGAACCGTGAGGGCCTGGTTGGGCTCCGCGATGCCGTCGTCAAGCTCGATGACCTGCTGAACACCCCCACCAAGAACGACGACGACAGCACGCCCGAAGCGTGGACCGAGGCCGAGTACGCAGAACTGCGTGCTCGGGTGCTCGCCCGCAGCGTCTGACGTCGACCCCCAACGCCCAGGAGGCAACCCCAATGGATACCACCGAGCGCGTCAAGGCGCTGAACGAGGCCAAGATCAAGGCCCACCGCGAAGAGCTGGCCCTGATGGATTCCATCAAGCCCGGCGACACCCGCACCGCTGAGCAGACCGAGCAGTTCGCCAAGATCGACGCCGCCATCAAGGAGGCCGACGACCAGGTGCGCCGCCTCGTCGCTGCCGAGCAGACCGAGCGTGAGGCTGCGGCCCTGCGTGAGAACGACCAGCGCATCTACGGCGAGGCCGGTGCGAACCGGCGCGAGAAGCGCGAGCAGGACACCCTCCGCGCCTGGCTCGCCGCCGACCCGAACAGCCGCGGCGACCTCGAGGTCAACGTGCGCGCCGCCGCCCAGGAACGCCAGATGCTCCGCCAGGGTGCGTCGCACGAGGACATCCGCAACGCCATCACCTGGGACACCGGGTCGATCGCGTCGGCCGTCCCCGTCACCATGAGCCGTTCGCTGTACGAGTACATGGAGGCCGGCATCGCGGCGTTCCGCATCGGCGCGTCGCAGATCACCACGTCGACCGGCGAGAACATCGACTTCCCGCGCCTCAACGCCCACTCGATCGCCACCCAGGTGGCCGGTCAGGGCACCGCGCTCGCCGGCACCGACCCGACCTTCCTCAAGCTCACCCTGGGCGCGAAGAAGTACGGCCAGCTCGTCCGCATCGCCAACGAGGCGCTGCGCGATCCGGTGTTCGACGTCGCCGGCTTCCTCGGCCGTGACATGGGTCGCGGCATCGCCCGTCTCGCCGACGGCGACCTCATCAACGGCACGGGCGGCATCAACGGCGGCCTCATGTCGTCGGCCATCACCGGCTCGTCCGGCACCGTCGCCACGGGCGGCACCGTCACCAACCTGTACCTCGCCTATCCGGCGCTCGTCTCGACGATCTACGGCGTGAACGAGGAGTACCGGGCGCGTGGCGCGTGGCTCATGCGTGACGCCACCGCCGGTGCGCTCCGTCAGATCCGTGACGGCGCGGGCGGCACGGTCGGCGCGGTCATGTGGGAGCCCAGCCTCACGAACGGACTCATCAACGGCCAGCCGGACCGGTTCCTCGGCTACCCGGTGTACACCGACCCGAACGTGGCTTCGCTGGCGTCGAACGCCCGCATCGCCGCCTTCGGTGACTTCAGCTCGTACTACCTCCGCACCGTCGGCAACGTCCAGATCGACTCCTCGACGGAGCGCTTCTTCGACACCGACGAGACGGGCTTCCGCGCCAAGTGGCAGCTCGACGGCGGGTACATCGACCTGACGGCCGTGGTGCTCCTGAAGAACTCGATCACCTGAGTCCTTCTTCCTGATCCCCCGGCAGGGGTCGGCGGGGAGCTGTGGCCTAGCGCCCGGCTCCCCGCCATCTGCCGACACAACCCATCAGTCCCCTACCCCTGCCGGGAGGAAATCGCTATGCCCTCGTTCACCACGGACGCGTCCACGTCAACGACGTACGACGCACCCGACACCAGGAACGCCGCTGCGGAGAAGAAGCCGCTGAAGTTCCTGATCCACAGCAACGGCCCGAACATCACGACCGGCTACGGCGTGCAGACCCGGCACCTCGCCGACCGTCTCGCCGCCCAGGGCTACGACGTGGCAGTCTCGTGCACCTACGGCCACCAGGGTCCGGTGTCGACCTGGCGCTCGCCGTCGGGTCACGACGTCCGGCTGTACCCGTCGGGGTACGAGACGAACAGCCCCGACGTGATCATCGGCCACGCCGAGCACTTCTTCGAGGGCGACCCCTCGTCGGGGTGGATCATCCTGCTCATCGACACGTGGTGCTTCGAGCGGCCCCTGCTGATGCAGACGCTGCGCGAGGACTTCCAGGTCGTGTCGTGGTGCCCGGTCGATCACTTCCCGACGCCCCCTGGCGTTCTGCGCTTCCTCCAGGGCTCTGGGGCAGTTCCGGTCGCCATGTCCCGGTACGGGGCACACCAGCTCACACAGGCCGGTATGGACCCGTCCTACGTGCCGCTGTCGGTCGACACCTCGGTGTACAAGCCGACGCCGATGGTGCAGGTCGGCGAGACGTTCGTGAACGCGCGGGAACTGTTCGAGCTGCCGCTCGGTGCGTTCGTGGTCGGCATGGTCGCCATGAACAAGGGTTGGTCGAAGGACCGCAAGGGCTTCGGCGAGGCGTTCCAGGCGTTCGCCCGTTTCTGGCGGGACCATCAGCACGCAGTGCTGTTCGTCCACACCGAGAAGCACGGGGCGGCCGAGGGCATCAACCTGCCCGAGCTCGCCGCCTACTGCGGCATCCCGGCGCACGCCATCGTCTACTCGCAGCAGTACGCCTACCGCATCGGGCTGCCGGCCGACATGATGGCCGCCGCCTACACGGCGATGGACGTGCTGCTCGCCCCCAGTCGGGGTGAGGGGTTCTGCGTCCCGTTGATCGAGGCGCAGGCGTGCGGCGTTCCGGTGATCGCTTCGGAGTTCACCGCCCAGACCGAGCTCGTCGGTGCCGGTTGGACGGTCGGCGGCCAGCTCGACTGGGATCCGGCACAGCATGCGTTCTTCCAGACGGCGTTCGTGGACGACATCGTCGATGCGCTGAAGGCTGCGCACGGTGCCGACCTCGTCGGCATGCAGGCGCTGGCCCGTGAGTTCGCCGCCAACTACGACGTCGACAAGGTGTACGACACGTACTGGCGTCCGTTCCTTGCCACGCTCGAGCCGCCTGCCCTGGCCGACGACAAGCCCCCGATGGAGCGCGTTGCGGTCGTGGTGCCGGCCATGCGAGTCGAGCACGTCGCCCCGCTGGTCGAGTCGTGGGTCGAGGCGTACGACGAGGACGAGTTCTCCGACCTGTACTTCGTCTGCGGGCCCGACGACACCGAACTGATCGCGACGATCGAGAAGCAGGGGTGCGTGCCGCTGATCTCAGATCGGGGCACGACGTTCGCCCAGAAGGCCAACTACGCCTACGCCAACACCGACGAGGACTGGATCCTGTTGATCGGCGAGGACTGCCGGTTCACTCCCGGGTGGGCGGCTAAGCCCTTCGCCCTGTCGTCCCGGTACGACGTGATCGGCACCAACGACGCACCCGAGGGCGAGGTCAAGAATCCGGACGTCGCCGCCGGTCGTCACGCCGACCACTGGTTCACCCGACGCTCGTACATCGACGAGCAGGGTGCATGCCTCGAAGGTCCTGGCGTGTTCTGCCCCGAGGCGTACTACCACTGGTGGACCGACAAGGAAGTCGTCGAGCTTGCCAAGGCGCGCGGGGTGTTCGCCCCGTGTTTGGAGTCGCACATCGTGCACCTGCATCCAGGGTACGACGGCGACGAGGAAGCTCGCGCCGCCGACCCGGTCTACATGAAGGCCGTGGAGAACGCCGACGCCGACGAGCGCGCCTGGCGTCTGCGTGCGCCGCTGATCGAGGGCCATCGGGTCACGAGGGCGCGATGAGCCGCCCGCTCGTCATCGACGCGTTCCCCTTCCACGATGAGCTCGACATCCTCGAGTGCAGGCTCTACGAGCTGTACGAAGCGGTGGACTACTTCATCATCGTCGAGGCCGACGTCACCCACCAGGACTCGCCGAAGCCGGCGTACTACATGGACAACCGCGAGCGGTTCAGTCAGTACGCCGACAAGATCATCCCGGTCTGGGCGACGGGCCTGCCCACCAAGGAACAGGATCCGGACCCCTGGGCTCGCGAGCTCTCCCAGCGCGAGCACATCGCCACAGGGCTGCGACAGATCGGCGTCAGCGCCGACGACGTCGTACTCCAGTCAGATGCGGACGAAATCCCTCGTGCGCTCCACGCCCGCAACGCGCGCCCTCGCGGCAACATGATCTCGTTCGGGATGCGTGGGCTGTTCTGGGGCGTCGACTGGCTCTACCCCAAGACGTGGTTCGGAACGGTGGCGGCAACTGTCGGAACGCTCGACCGGTTGGGCGGCGCGAAGTTCGGTCACATGCGAACGATGCGCAACCAGGTCGAGTGCCCGCCGCACATGCTCGACGCCGGCTGGCACCTGTCGTGGCTGGGTGGTCCGGAGCGCGTCGCGAAGAAGGTCGACTCGTTCTGCCACCCCGAGGTCGAGGGCCAGATCCGTGGCGCGATCGACAACGACAACTTCTACTGGCGTGAAGGCTGGCACGTCGATGGCGAGCGGCTCGCGCCGGTCGAGATCGACGACTCGTGGCCGCGCTGGATCGTCGAGGGTCACGCCCCCGCATCCTGGTATCGCCCCCGTGCGGATCAGGTGGTGGCGTGATGGAGCCCACCTTCACCGAGGAGTGGTTCTCAGAAGCCTCCCAGGGGGTCCTGGCTGAGCTCGTGCGCCGCGTGGCGGACGAGCCCGGCCGGATCATCGAGATCGGGTCGTGGGAAGGCAGGAGCACGATCGCTCTCGCCAACGCCACGGACCGCCCGATCCACGCCGTCGACACCTGGCAGGGGTCGCCCGGCGAGATCAGCGCCGAGCTCGCCGGCGAACGAGACGTGTTCGCCACGTGGAAGGCCAACATGGCCGCCGCCACGAAGGGCAACGCCTACCCGTTCAAGATGGGTTGGCGTGAGTACGTCGGCCTAGCCGATGCCGAGATCCCCGTCGCCCTGCTGTTCATCGACGCCGAGCACACGTACAAGGAAGTCGCCGATTGCATCGACGCCTTCCGCCCGCTGATGGCCCCCGACGGGATCATCTGCGGCGACGACCAGCACCACCCGCCGGTACGCCAGGCGGTCGTCGAACGGCTTCCCTGGGCGCACGTAGCGGCCTCTCTGTGGATCGCAGAGGCACCGACGCTGGAGCTCGCCTACCAACACGCCGCCTCCACCCCATCGGACATCAACGAGCACCTACCCGTGTTCGCGCAGTTGGTCCTCGACATGGAAGCCAAGCACGTCATCGAGCTCGGCACCCGTACCGGGGTCAGCACGTACGCCTGGCTCCTTGCCCTGGAGCACACGGGCGGCCGGCTCACCTCGGTCGACATCGACCCGAAGCCCCCGATCGGCGACTACGACCACTGGCAGTTCATCCAGGGCGACGACCTCGACCCCGAGGTGTACGCCCAGCTCGAGCCCGCCGACATCGTGTTCATCGACACGAGCCACCACTACCAGCACACCCGCAAGGAGCTGGCGCTCTACAAGTGGCTCGTGAAGCCGGGCGGCGTGATCGTCCTGCACGACACGGAGCTGATGGTTCCCGAGGGTGCCCCGCTGCGTGATCCTCACTTCCCGGTGAAGCGGGCGGTCGAGGAGTTCTGCGAGGTGGAGCGCCGGCAGTGGACCAACCACACCAACAACAACGGCCTGGGGGTGATCCAGCTATGAGCTGGAGCCTGGAGGACGAGGAGACGGTCGACAGCGCTGTGCTCGCGGCCATCTACGCACTGCCGATGGATGCAGCCAACCTCTCCGAGATGTACAGGCAGACGGCGAATCGCCTCAACGTTCTGGCCGGACATCTCGACGAGAGCCCCAAGCAAGTGCGAACCACGGTCATTCGGAAGGGGGACGCGTGAGCATCACCAACGGCTACGCAGAACTCGCCGAACTGAAGACTGCGCTCGACATCAGCGACGAGGGCGACAACCCCGAACTCGAAGTGTCGATCGAGGTCGCGTCTCGCCAGGTCGACAACCAGTGCGGCCCCGGCCGCCGGTTCTGGCAGGACGTCAACGTGGTGGCTCGCACGTACTACCCGTCCGAGGCGCGGCGAGTGTTCGTCGACGACATCTCGACCGTCGACGGTCTGATCGTCAAGGTTGACCAGGACGACGACGGGGTGTTCGAGACGACGCTGACGATCGGGACCGACTTCATCGTCGAGCCCGTCAACGCGGCGGCTCAGTTCCCCGTCGAGCCCTACACCTCCATCCGCCTGATCGGTGATGGTGCGCTGACGTACTTCACGACACTGTCGTCGGGTCGTCCGTACGTGCAGGTGACGGCGAAGTTCGGATGGTCGGCGGTGCCGCAGGCGATCAAGCGAGCCACGATCCTCCAGGCCCGCCAGGTGTTCAAGGCGATCCAGACGCAGAACGGTCT